ATGCCAAGATTTTTTGAATTATTGAAATCGAGCAGGAAAAAACAAAGCAACCAATCAGCACCTAGCTCATCTGTCACCTTCACGGAAGGCCCTATTGCAGAAGGTGGGGCTGAAAGCGAGACACCTGCTAAAATGCCTTTGAAAAAAAAGCTCACGGTTACAGATCGAGATCTTTCTAGATGTCGCGACATCAAGTCCATGGGCGGCACCCATAACGTAAAGCGTTATTGCCTGCCAGACCAAGTCTATTTGATTTCCAAAGATATTCCAATATGGGAGCCCCATTCTGAAGAGACAGTGCAAAATGAAATATTTGCTTATAAGTTTAGTAAAAAATTGAATTTAGGACTAGTGCCAGAAACCACAACCGCTCAAGGAAACAATAGAAAAATCATCTCCAGATACATAAGAAGTCGCCCCGCAGGTATCGATAAATTTTCTCGCCCTAACGATAAAATGTTCTTATTTGATTACTTACTAAATACCGGAGACAGAAACAATCACAACAACCACAATGTTATTGAGGGTGCCGACGGAAATAATTATGCAATAGACAATGAAAGCATATTGGGATTAGCTGTCGGAGGCAACTTTGTCACCGAAAAAGATATCAAACAAGAACATATTGACTTATTCTTCAAAGACGATCAAACAAAAATAAAGTTCATGCTGACTGATTGGGAAGCTTTTTTCAACAAGCATGCTCCCAACAGGGCGTCCGAAAGCAAAATAGAATTTCTAAATAGAATTGAATTTGTTAAGCAGCAGATAAACAACAATTGACATCAGGCATCCGCTGGATAAACAAGTTCATCCGCCGTCAGCGCTTCCAAGCGCTACACCTGGGCTACAGCATGGGGAGAACCTGGCTGACCTGGTTCCCCTTCATCGCTCGGGGGCGTGTCGTGGCCCTGCACGCCTACATATTGTCCCGGGAAGGCTGCGAGATCCTGGCGAACACTCCTTAGAGGGTGTAGACAGAATAAACTAAAGTTACCACTCCTTCTGCCTGGACAGCCTCGAAGTCATGCCTAGAACCGGACGCCCACCCGCGATTGCCGCAGAGCAGTACCCAATGCTAGTCAAGCTCGCACAAGCCCATCCCTTCTCCAGCCAAGCCGAATTAGCGGATGCATTTCACGCTGAAACGGGGATCACCGCTCATCCCGACACGTTTGCAAAAGCCTTGAAGCTGGCGGGGATTACACGCATAAAGCAGCGCGCCAAAGGCAGCTTTGTGTCATCCGAACTTCGCAAGTCCTATGGCTACAACGAAACGCACCGACGCCAGTTACCGGAGCAACGATATCCCAGCTGCTTGACTGATGCTGAATGGGCACTGGTCGCCGATTTGTTTGAAACTCAGGGCGGTCGTGGTGTGCCGCCGCGTCATTTTCGACGGACGCTGCTCGAGGCCTGCTGCTATGTAGTACGCACGGGGTGCTCATGGCGCATGCTGCCGCGTGAGTTTTCCTCACTGGGACAATGTTTACAAGACCTTCCGCCGGTGGAGTACGCAGGGCAAGTTTGAGCAGATGCATGATCGTTTACGCGCGCAATGGCGGGACAGGGAAGATCGCGATGACGCCCCGTCAGCGGCTATCTTAGATTCCCAATCGACTCGCAGTTCCCCTCAAGGCGGGGATAGTGGCTTCGACGCTGGCAAGAAAGTAAAGGGGCGCAGCGAAGTCTGATAGTCGATACGCTGGGCCTGCTTCTGGCGGTGAGTATCAGCGCAGCAAGTGTGCAGGATCGCGACGCAGCGGATGACGCAGTAGCTTACTCGAAGGAAAAATACCCTTCATTGAACACGCTCTTCGTCGATAGTGCCTACGCGGGAAAATGGGCTCAGCGCATGCATCAAACGCACGCGGTCGACGTTCAAGTGATCCGGGGGCCAAACAATAGAAGAACGGGGCAATGGCACTCAGAACAGGGAGATCTGTTTACTGTAGCTCCTGCACCTACCGGCTTCGTAGTTATGCCCAAGAGGTGGGTTGTTGAGCGGACTCATGCTTGGAATGAGAGGGCTCGGCGGCTAATCATGCACCACGATCGGCTGCTCGCCGTGAGTGAAGCGTGGGTGTGGCTGGCCGAGGCACGCATACTCGCGCGCCGACTCACGACATGATTTTGTCTACACCCTCCTAAGGCGCCATACGCTGCTGCCCTACTATGAACCGTTTTTGACACAACAGCAGGTGAACGATTAAGCAGAAGCCCCCGATCAGATCCAACCATCAGGCCGCTGAACAATGGCCAACTATAGGAAAAAGAAGTCTCAACACTGAAGTAAAAAGAGCGGCTGGAGTGGATGCGTCAACATCCAGTCCGGCCGTCGTCTCTAGCGCAGTTAAGCCGTGTTCTGTTTGGTCCGGTCTAGGACATTACGTGACCATCGGCATTGGTTATAAGTACACCTAATTCTGTTATCACCTGGCCGGCGCGAGTAAATGGTGATAGTACGACACCCTCAATGTCGGTTGGTGAATAGTCGATAACGAAGTTCACTTGCTCACCAGTATGGGTTATCTGGGCATCAATTTGAGTATTACCATAGCAATCTCGCCCTATTCTTATGTTATTTATACCGTAATGTGTCGTTGGACGCCTCACCGCATTAGTTAACGATAGCGTAAACGCGCGCCAGTCACTACTATTCGCATCGCCATCACACATAACTGTAATAGTAAACATTTGTTTGAAGGGCGTAGTCGTACCATTTGACATAATATTGAATTGTGCATAAGCATTTTGTGTGCCTTCCAAAATGGTTGCAATATTTTTCCAGATTACTGATGATGAAGTACTGTTTCCGAGCAATCTTACTCTGCTCAATACGGTGTTCGAAACCTCTAATTTATTACTGACCACGTTCAGAGTTGAACCGTAATTGATACCAACCCCTCCACTATCGACTAAGATCGCCCTGCCTGCGTTGGCCTTAACGCTAACACCTTCGGTGCCTAAATTGATGCCATTAGCCGGTTGAACGGCCAGACCATTGCCCCCGACAGTAAGCCCCTTATTAGACTCGACCGTAACACCCACGCCCGTGGTGCTGAGATTAATGCCGCTACCCGGTTGGACGGCCAGACCATTGCCCCCGACAGTAAGCCCCTTATTAGACTCGACCGTAACACCCACGCCCGTGGCGCTGAGATTAATACCCCTACCCGGTTGGACGGCCAGACCATTGCCCCCGACAGTAAGCCCCTTATTAGACTCGACCGTAACACCCACGCCCGCGGCGCTGAGATTAATGCCGCTACCCGGTTGGACGGCCAGACCATTGCCCCCGATAGTAAGCCCCTTATTAGACTCGATCGTAACACCCACGCCCGTGGCGTTGACATTGATTCCACCGGCAGCCTGCGGCAGTACCGCCAACTTTAGATTATCATCCAAATACATGCCATTACCTTGGCCAGGAGGTTGATCGGGTGACAGGCCAGCTGCCTTTCGTCCTGCATCGGCGACATCGATCAAGTCGGAAAAGTTTGATGCCAGTGGTACTTTTTGAACACCGAAAACATCCTTGAGTCTTTCTGTTGGAGAACCTACGGACGGAATTATTTTAGACATTGTAATCACCGTGAAAACAATTGTTTGAACGAATGATGCATGAATTGATAGTTATTGTAGATGGGCGGGCGGGCGGTTCTCAATACTTTATTAATTCCGATATCGGACTGCGAACAGTATTTAAAACACTGTAAAAATTGAAGATTTTTGATTTGTTTATTAGGTTGAGTAAGATTTTTAAGTAGAAGTCAGCCATGCGCTCGTACTCTTCGAACGGGAAGTCGAACCCGTAGCCGGCGGTCTGCCAGTAAGGTGGGTCCATGTAGAAGAACGTGTGCGCTCGATCGTAGCGCTCGGCACAGTCAAGCCAAGACAGGTTTTCAACGTAGGTGCCGGCGAGGCGCTGCCAGGCAGCCGACAGGTTCTCCCCAATGCGCAGCAGGTTGATGGCTGGCCCGGTGGTGGCGGTACCGAATGTCTGGCCAGTGACCTTGCTCCTCCACCGGGGCAGGCTGCGGGCGCATGAAGTACAACGCGGTACCGCCTGCGAAGACTTCGACATAGCATTCATGAGGGGGAAAGAGAGGGATCAAGCGGTCGGCCAGGCGGCGCTTGCCGCCCATCCAGGGAACGATAGGAGAGGTCATTGCTTGCAAGTCTTTACTGTATAGATAAACAGGTGATAGGCTCGCCGCGCTTTGTGCACAAGGCAGAGGCCACGGCTGGACTTGCAGGAAGGGTCTGCGGGTTCGGCGGGCCGGGCTGGATGTTGACGCATCCAACCGGCTCGCCTCTTTACTACTTGGTGACTTCGCGGACGTAGGCCTGGCAGGCCTTCAACGCGATCAGTCCTCGATCGCCTTCGTCGGTGATGGCGATAATTCGTCGAGCATGCGGTGGGTCAAGTTGGGCGCGTACGGCTTCATCCACCATGCCTGCGGTGCCGGCGGGCGCTCGCAACCCACCGTCACTACCCTGGGTGGCAACGGTTCCGGTGTCGAGTAGGACTGACAGCCGCAGATCAGCAGTAGCCAGCCGGTCGCGCAGGCGAGCCTGAGCTTGTTGAGCATCGTTCATCTCCTTCCAATGGGTTTGGTCCTGCACCTGCAGGCGGTCTTCCAGGGCGCGCCGGGCTTTCTGCTGCTCCTCAAACTGAGCGAGCGCCGCCACCGCGGCGTCCTCCCGCTCTTGACTGTGCGCCAGATCTTTTGCCGCAAGCTGTTGCTCATACCCTGCCGCTTGCCTTTCCAGCTCACCGGCCTGCCACAACCACGCCAGGCGCGCACCAACCGCAGCGCCGAATACCAGGGCCAGCGCGCCCCACCTCCAGCCCAGGGACATCACATCAGCACCTGCTCGGCACGCTTGTAGATCGCCAAACGATCATCCAGCCCGTTGAGGCCACCGTTGATCCGTCGGGTGATGGCCTCGAACGCCGACGGTCCCTTGTCGGCCAGCGAGTTGAGGCCGGCCAGGTGCCAGAACCAACCGGCCGAGTCGGCAGCGTGCGCCGGACGCTCGAGCAGTTCGGGATGGTTGAGCAGATCGAGGCCCAGCGCTTCGCCGCAACGCTGGTAGTTGGCACGACCGGTCACCTGGATCAGGCCACGGCCGCGGTACTTTTGGCCATCGCCGTCGGCTTCGAGCGTGTTGCCCAGCTGCGCAGCGAGCTTGCCGGTGTCGTACTTGGCCAGGTACTGATCGCCGCCCAGTTCACGGACGTAGCGCAGCTGGCCAGACTCATGGCCGACCTGGGCCAGGAACGCACGCTTGCGCAGTGGGGTGACGATGCCCCACTTCACCATCGCCGCGTTCAGCACAGGAAGAAAAACGCCGGCTTGAGCGCCGGCGTTGGGGAGGATCTGTTGTAGTTGCTTGAGAGTGACAGTCATCTTGAATCTCCAGTTATGGCCACTCAGGCCGGTTTCACATCGACCACCTTCAGTGGCGTGTCGGATTTCTTTTTCTTGCCCTTGGCCTTCGCCTTGCCCTTCTTGCCGCCGTTGCACTCCACCGCGGTCGACCAGCCGGAGGCATCGAAGGTCTGCTCGACGCTGTCGACCAGGTACTGACCATCCAGACCCACCTTGAAACCCTGGGCGTTGATTAAGCGCTCGGCGAACAGGTCAGTGCGCCCGGGCATCTGCAAGCGCACACTGGCAGTGGTGCGGTTGAACGCAGCGAGCTTCGCCTTGGCCGCCTGTTCGGCTGCGGACTTGTTCGGGTAGATGTGTCGATCGGTGTACGCCCGGCAGCCCCGATGGGGCGTCGTCGTTACCCAGCTCGACCACCGTCAACTTTCCGGTCTTTTTGTCCTGGTGCTGGGTCTTCACGGCCTTCTGTGCGCTGCGGTCCCCGAGACGGAACTGCCACCGGCTCACGTCCGCAGGCGTGATAGTGACCACGCCAAAGGCCTTGCCGCTGGCCCCCTGGCTGGCCTCACGGGGCAGGACCAGCAGCTTGCCGTCGGCGACCTTCGCCGTGCAGTCGTATTGCTTGGACAGGCGGGTGATGAAGTTGAAGTCCGACTCGTTACGCTGGTCGACGCGGTCGACCTTGGTCTGCACGGGGCAGGCCGGCGCCCAGCCATTGCGAGCCGCAATGTCGCGGACGATCTGCGACAGCGGCACGCCTTCCCAGTTACAGCTGCGCGTGGTCTTGCCGCTGCCGCGCATGTCGCTGGCCTTGCCCCGGATGACCATCGTGCGTGGCGGCGAGGAGACTTCGATCTCGTCGACGGTGTACCGCCCGAGGCGGGCCAGCGCCTGCCCCACATAGCCCAGGTAAACCTCGATCCGTGCCCCTCGAGCGGGCAAGGCCACCGCTGCATCGCGGTCATCGATCCGTAGTTCGAACTCGTCGGAGTCCATCCCAGGCTTGTCGGTCGTTCTCAGCAGCAACAACCGGTCACTGATCAGCGCCGTGATGTCCGCGCCATCAGCGACGATGCGAAAGGTAGGTTGCATAGGCACTCCAGAATGAAAGAGCCCCGCACTGGGCGGGGCTCGTTGAGGGCTGGGGTTCTGCATGTCGTTGCCATACTTCACGAACGCCAGTGAGAAACCCTGCTTGCGTGGGATGCCGCCAGCCAACAGCGCGCCCTGCTCTTCATCGATGCTCAGCAAGCACCAGGTACCGAGCACGTCGCCATAGCCCGTAACCAGGCTGACGGGCTGCAACCGGCGGACGATGGCGCGAAGGGTGTCCAGCTGCTTGATCCCTCCCTTGAAGCCGGGATAGATCACACCCTTCAACGTGATCTTCCCTCGCCCAAGCCGCAACCCAACTCGGCCTCACCCGGCCCAAGCTCATCGCTCGCATGCGGGAAAAAGGCCTGCTCACCGAGCGGAACCTGCCGGCCTACCCCAACTGTGATCGCGACTACCTGCGGATCAAGGACGGCCAGTGGTACCACGACCAGTTCGGCATGCAGTACAGCCAGTCGACCAGAGTGAAACAACCCGGCATCCGCTGGCTGGCCGAACAGTTGGGACTTGAGATACCGGCAATCCCGGCAGACCGCCGTGACGTGGCCTAGGGAATACGCCCGCCAGATCTTAGCCCTGCGTACCAAAGAGGAGAGCAATGCCGCGCTCCTCGAAGTACCAGAACATCTGCGGGAGCTGACCAAACGCCACTGCCTGAACGCCTGGAACCACCCAGCACGCCAAAAACGCAAGGAGGCCCAACAGAGCCATGAGCAATAACAGCCAAGCACCGCTGCGACTGCACCCCGCACCGGATTCATCCACCATCGAGGCTCTATCGAACCTTCGGTGATGTGCTGATCCCCCTTGAAAGGCTGCGCGAGCAGTATTTCCGCAACCTCAACAAGGAGTCGTTTGCAGCCGAGATCACCAGCGGCCGCATCGAAATACCCGTTACCACCCTGGACAGCAGCCGCAAGGCACCGAAATACGTACACATCCGACATGTTGCAGCGCTGATCGATATCCGAGCCTACAAGGCGGATGAAGACATGCCCCGCACACAAGACGAAACAAACAAGTAACCCCAAAGCACGGCCGCCACCACCGGCCCGCACACCACAAGGAGTAACACCCATGACCACCCAACAGGTCATCGCCCTCGCCATCATCTGTGCGTTCGTTATCGGGCTGTTCGCCTATGCCTACTGGTTTGGCCGCCAAGAGGACCGCATCCGAGGCCGCATTGCCAGCGACCTCGAGCACAAGGCGACTATCCAGCGACTGGAAGCGTCCCTGGAGTTCCTGCGCAACGACCACCGGCACTTGGCCGCACACGCAAAGCAACTGAAGGATGCAAGCGCACTGCAGGAGCAGCACCGCCGCACCCTATTACAGATCGCCGAAAGCCTGCGCATTGCCGCCGAGACCTGGAGCGCCTTCAAGACGGGCAAGAAGCTCGAGCGCGACGCACACCGCCTGCGTAACGAAGCCCTCGCCCTCGCCGACCTCTTGAAGCCCACCGAACAGGAGGCCGCAGCATGAATCAGGCCCACCACCCCGGCTTGCTCTTCGATTCTGTGCCATGCGCCAGACACACCCGCGCCATCGGACGGGGATCAACGCAGCTCTCGACCTCGGAGGAAAGCGGCTACGCGCGTGCTCAGGATTGCGACGCCACCCGCCCCGCTTTACTCCGCGAACAGGCATGCATCGACGCGCAGAAAACAAAGAGTCTCTGCTGCGCAGCAGCAGGCATTATTTCCCATCTCAGCAGCACCACAGAATTGCTGATACCCCACGACAGGCTGCGCCCGCTGATGCAACGCTGATCGCTTCAGATCGCCCGCACGCGCAGCCTGTTAAGGGGTATACGCCCTCAGCAGCCACCATTCGTGAGTGCACCTTCGAGACTATCGACGCCACCGCCATCCGGCCGGCCACTGGCACGTTACCGACTGTTTACAAAATATCCGGCTATGAACACCTGGCCCTGAAGCCGAACTCTCGCCGCGCCCATGAGAGGTACTCGCTGTGAACACCGCTTTCGTATTGATGGCGCAGTACAACGGGCTCGCCATAATTCCACTAGAACTAGTATGTAATGACTACTTTAAACATCTCACACCTGAAATGTTCCAAAGAAAAGTCCTGGCCGGGCAAATAAAAATACCAATAACTCGACTTGAGAGCAGCCAAAAGAGCGCCAAGGGCGTCCATATCAGCGATCTGGCCCTGTATATAGAGAAACAACGCTCTGACGCGCTCAAGGAGTACGCACAGCTAAACGGTATTCGAATTACAAGCTAAAACTAGCGGCACCTGCAATATCGCGGCGCCATCAAAACATTGTCATTGCGTCGCAAAACATAATAGAATCGCACAATTTTTTGAGAATTCATCATGTTGACACCCCTACGCTACCCAGGCGGCAAAGCTAAGCTAGGAGCTTGGCTAGCTCACCTCCTTCACTCGAATAACATCAACGGATCTTACATCGAGGCATATGCAGGAGGCGCAGGCGCAGCCATATATTTACTGAGCAATAATTACGTTAAAAACATCATAATCAACGATCTCGATCCCGCAATCTATAGCTTTTGGATGTCAGCGACACACAACTCCACCAGCTTCATTAAGAAGATAATGAACACTGAAGTTACCCTGGAGGAGCGCGAAAGACAAAAAGAGATTTACAAAAATCCGTTCAAGCATAGCGAACTTGAACTAGGATTCGCCACGTTCTTTCTGAACCGCACCAATCGCTCGGGCATCATCACTGGAGGCGTGATTGGCGGAAAAAATCAAACTGGCAAATACAAAATTGATGCAAGGTACACAAAAGAAAATCTAGCAGAACGCGTCAAAAATATCGGTAACATGCGAGAAAGAATAGCCATTCACTGCGAAGACGCTCTTCACTTCTTAAAAAACATCAAAACCGATCACAACAGCCTTATAAACCTTGACCCACCCTACTACAACAAAGGCAGCCAACTTTATTCAAACTTCTACAAGCACGAAGACCATATAAGCATCTCAAACCAGATACATAAGGTCTCAACACCACTAATTATCACATACGACCATTGTGAAGAGATTCAAGAAATCTATGAAGACCACCAAAGCCTGACCTTCAACATCGTATACTCAAGCCATCTGGAGCGCCCTGTAGCTCGCGAACTCTTGATATATAAGAATATTAGGATTGATCCACTCCCATTCACCTCGAAGCAGATCAGCCCCATAAAAGTCAAGCCAGCCCCTACTCCGAGACGATCTCACCCCACACAAGCTTAAGGAGATGATAGAAATCATCCCAAGTATTCTTCACCGTATCATCACGCGGATTAAACATTTCCGAATGTATATATTTTTGCATAGAAGGAATTGAGAGGAACTGACCATTGAGAAGATCTTCAATCTTCTGATAGTAGTCATTCCCCTCCGAAATCCGGCCATCCCTGACCAGTTTGTTTTTTATCAAACGAAGCATATCCTTAATGGAAATGCTATCTACACTCCCTCGCCCTAGCTGAAACTTTACAACATAAGCTCTAAACGACCCTTCCACAAATGCCCGCACAAGCATCATTCCAGCAACCGGACACTTTTCAAGCACTGTGAGCTCTTTGTAGATATCCCTGAGCTTTAACTCATCTTTAGGCAATACCAGTGGATGACCTCCCTTGGTTACGTACTTAGCCCGATTGGCGCTGTGCGTGGTAGGCATCGAACCATTTTTTGCTCCAGAGCCCGAAGGGGAAGATGTCCCACCGGTAGCATTACTTGCAGCAGCCCCTAAGCCATTGCCTGGTCGCTGGCCACCGCCAATACCGCCTTGACCTGCCACACCCGTTTGCGGCTTATCGGAGGCTTTTCCAGTCTCAGCGCCTGGGCTTTGAAGGGGCTGACACTCATCGAGACCCAGCTCACGCCTGACCACTTCAATGTAGTGTTCACGCCCTGGAGCTGACATCATCGAGAAAGAGCCATTCTCCTCACTCCTTTTAACGTGGACCTTTCCAGTTTGAAGGTCATCAATCAATCTCTTAACAACGGCTAGCGCAACAATAGGAGATGCCTGTACTTCAAGCTCATCACTTTCATCGAAGTCGAAGCCTAAAAGCCTAATATTTTTCTGAGCATTGAAATACCGACCCATGGTCGTTATGGCAATGTCTTCCGGTACTTCAATATCATTCTGATCAGCCCACAACAAAAGCTTTGCAGCCCGCCAATAGTTACCTTTCTCACCGATGGACAGCTGGTAGTATTCCTGCTGAAGCGACCCCCATTGCTTGCGTCCCACCCCCCCATTTTCACCGGTATGAATTCTGGAGATATACTCATTAACCGCCTCTGCATCCTCACCTATTTGGCAGTCAACACTATAAGTCAGGTTACCCTTTTCCTCAGCCAAACGAGCAAGTCGCTCAAAACGATCCTGCACGCTTTTTTCAGCACACAAATAAGGCCTATTGAGCAATTTCAAAGCAGAGATACGCCGATTCCCATCTTTTACAATGAGCTTGTTTCGTTGCTTCAAAACAACAATAGGTTCGATGGTGAGACCATTTTCGGCGATATCTTTCGCTATAGCGAAAAAGGACGCCCCAAAGGAAATCATTTTAGCGAGACAGGTACCTTGGTCAGGCGCATAGCCCAAACGAGGATTATGTTCATCGAGCAAAAGCGAATCAAGCGGAACATTTTTTTTGTCCCTGAAACCAGTTCTCATTCCACAAGCGCTCCAATGTCCGGTAATAATGGCACTTTGTCCTACGCTGGAGCATACCGGTACACCTCCCACAAGAACAACTATTGGATCCAGAAGACTGAAAGACTCCGCACCGAATAAGTCAATGTTTTTTAGAGAACCTCTGCCCTGCACCCTAGCGCCACAGGGGACTGAAGAATGCGATCCAGCCAGCGCCATTGGACGTATCTATCACCTCTTCCCCTCAGATGGGTGTAGCGCCGAAGCGAGTTCCAATCCCGGTGCCCGGAAACACTTGAAACCCTCGGTATATCCCAGTCCATTTCAAACAGCCGGCTTACCCCTTCATGGCGTAGATCATGAAAGTGCAGATCTTCGATACCCTTCATCTTGCATGCCTTGGCCCAAGCAGTACCGACCGAGTCAGTGTTGTACGGGAAGATCTCCGGGCATTCACGGGGCATACTCTGCACAATCTGCCATGCCTCATCCGGCAGTTGACACCAGACATCATTGCCGATCTTCTGGCCGGGATTCTTCATATCCCGCACCTTCACCGCCTGCCGATGCTCATCCAGATCGTCCCAGAGAATGCGGGTGATTTCGTCCATCCGCCGCGTCGAGAAGATCGCGAATGCCATTACCTTGGGCATATGAATCACGGTGGGTCGACGCTTCAACATCTCGAAGAAGTGTTCCAGCACCTTATCGAGCTCATCAAGCGTTGGGCGCCGATCCCGCTCTCGGCTCTTCATTTTGTAGCCGAACTTTTTCAGTACGAGGCGAGCATCAGGCATCGCCTGCGGATCGATCTCATACCCCCAAGCCGCCCTGGCCAAAGACAACACTGAGCCCAGGTGAGCCATGTCATTGCCGGCAGTCTGAGGCTTGACCGAGCCACCCTCGGGGCTCATGCCCCAGAGCGCATAATCCACTAGCACCTGCTGACTGATGTCGGAGTCGACCTTTTCACCCAGGTAACTGTTCTTGATGGCGTTGAGCGTCCGCCGCTTGGTCTCTCCCAGCGGCCGGGCTTTCTCGGCTTCGATCAGATAGCGATCGATCATCTGCTTGACGGTGTGACCTACGCGGCTGGCCCGCGCGATCGCACCAGGCTCTGCCAGCTCGGTCTCCCGTCGCTTTGCCCAGGCCTGAGCAGCCTGTTTGCGGGCGAAGGTTTGGCTCTCTTGGTAGACTGTCACCTTGTCGCGATTGATGCGGATCTGGACGAGGTAGCTCAGGGTAGCATCGGCCTTTTTGCGCGTTCTAATTGTTGCCAT